GCTACCCACGAAGGACCGTTGGCAAGGCTCGTGGATCGCCGAGGCGGTGCTGAGCCTCACACCGCCGCTGCGTGACGTCGCCGACCTCCTCGACGGCCGCGGCCGCGACGCGGGGGCCGAGGGCGACCGCATCAGGCCACGACCGAAGCCCGAGCCCGAGCCGCCGGCGCCGTCGCCGGCGCCACAGCCCGCCGAGGAGCAACCGCTCGCGGCCGAGGCTGACCGTTCACGGGCTGACCTTCACCATCCGGTGCGGGCCGTCGAGGCGTTGGTCTGTGGCATGGCGGGCTGCACCGGTGGTTGCGGAACACGCGCGCAGCTGCACGGCGCGAGCGCCGACGAGCCCGAGCGGTGCCACTACCGCTACGCCGACGATTGCAGGGCGGCGAACGCCGACCATTGCCGCCGGCTCGGGCATCCCGAGCACGCGGGCCGTTGCCCGCACGAGCCGCGCGTTGGGGGGCTGCTGTGAATATCCGCGGGATGCTTGGCACGCGCTCGATGGTCCGTCGCGAAGTGCTGTGCGACATACCGGGCCCACACACCCATATGACGCTCACGATCCGCGAGGAGTGGAGCGACGGCGTGGTGAGCGCGAGGGCGGCCGGCCGAGGCGAGATCGCCGCGCACGAGCGAGCGCACGCGGCAACGAAGGTCGCGCCGGCGGTCGCCGACGCTTGGCAAGACGTCGCTTGCGACATATGCCACATGCATCCGTGCGGGTGCCATAACGGCGGCTTCGAGGAGTAGCGCTGCGATACTCCGGGCACGTGGGCAACCAGGCTCGGAGATCGCATGCGGATAGGCGAGGTAGCGAAGGCCGTTGCCGGCGCCGTTGGGATGATCGCAACGGCTCTGGTAGCGGCCTTCGCTGACAGCGTGGTTGACCTCAGCGAGCTATCGCACATCGCAGCTGTAGGCGTCACCGCCGGCGGCGGTGTCTACGCGGTGTTCAAGGTGCGCAACCGGCCGCCGTCGTGACGTGGCTTCCGGGGGTGCGCCGCAATCCCGCTACGCGCTCGGGCGGGAGCTTCGTAGGGCGCGTGACGATCGGCGTGCTGCACACCACCGAGTCGAGCAGCTTCACACCGGGCACGAGCTACTTCGGTCACGACTACTGGCCGCACGTGACGTTCATCCCCGATGACCGCCGGTCCTACCGCGACGCGGTGTGGCAGCACTTACCCCTCGACGTGGCGGCGCGGGCGCTGGAGAACAGGCTCGGCAACGCGATAGAGACGAACCGCGAAGGCGTGATACAGATCGAGGTAGTGGCCTATGCGGGCGATCCGGACTGGAGCCGCGGCGACGGCCAAGGGGTGCGCAACCTGCGCCGGCTCATGAGCGAGATCGAGGAGCGCACCGACATACCGCACCGGTGCGGGGTGGAGTTCCGCGAGCGCGCGCAGTATGGGCTAGGCAATCCGGGTGAGCTGACCGGGACACAGTGGCGTCGCTACGAAGGCTGGTGTGGTCATCAGCACGTGCCTGAGAACCGCCATTGGGATCCCGGCGCGATCGACATAGACAACCTGATGGATCAGGAGGAGCCCGTGACCGTCGAGGAGATCGAGCGCGTTGCACGTCGCACGAGCACACTGCTGCTGGAGCGGCTCGCCGACCGCACCGACAAGACAGCAGAGCCCGCGCGGCTCCAGATGGGCAAGGCCACGCTGTACCGGGTGCGCCACGATCAGCACGGCGTACGCCACGCGCACAGCGAGACCGGGCTCAATCTGCTGACACGCATCGATCGAGTAGGCCAGCTCGTGCGGGCGCGTACCGCCGATGCCGAGGAGACCGTGGCCGCGATCGACGCGGCGCTCGACGCCAACGAAGACTGACGTGGGCGGCGCGTGGGCGCGTGGCAGCACCCGCGCGTGGCGTCGCACACGAGCACGCGTGCTGGCGCGCAACGTCGAGCAGAACGAAGGCCGGTGCGTGCTGGCGATCGCCGGCGTATGTACCGGCCAGGCCACTTGCGCACATCACGTGTTGGGACGCGCCGTCACCGGCGATGACCCCCGCTACCTGGTAGCCGCGTGCGCGGCGTGCAACGGGCACGTGGGCAAGCCCGAGATCTCGCCGGCGCCGCGGCGCGTGTCGAGCTGGTGACGGGCGCCCGAAAAGTTCGGCGACCTTGACCCCGGACACCCGCCGTTCGTGTCCTTTTTTTGCCCGCGCCGCCATAGAGTGCGCGCGTGAGCGAGACCGTCACCCTGATCATCGTCGCGGCAATGGGCACCGTGCTCGCGCCGTCGATCCTGAACTACCTGAACAACCGCGCGCAGGCCAAGGCCAGACAGGCTGATTGGGCCCGACAGGACAAGGTCGCCGCGCGGGTGGAACAGGTGGCGATAGCCGCGGCCGAGGTCGCGCAGGCGGCCGCGCACGAGGCGGCCGCGGTGGCTCTGGGCACCACCGGGCAGCTGGCCACGATTCACACCTTGGTCAACAGCAACCTGACCGAAGCGATGCGCAACGAATTGACAGCGACGAGCGCGATGGTCGAGGCGCTGCGGGAGGTAGTCGACCTACGCACCGCGCAGGGCGATGACCCTGGCCGCGGGCTGCTCGCTGACATCACGAGCGCACAGCGCCGGGTCTCGGCGCTGGAGCGCGACCTCGCGCACAAGCAACGGCAGACCGAGCTCGCCGGCGGTTCGTGAAAACATCACGCCGGCGGCGCTCCTCGAGGAGCTGCAGGCTCCAGGATCTCCGTGGTATTCACAGTGCGGCGAGCGGCGGCGGTGGCGGCGGGAGCGTGCGCGCCAGGTGCACGGCGCCGGCGACCGCGTACGCGCCGTCGATCGCGGTGGCGCCGCGGCGGGTGAATACCCACGCGTCGCCGCGGCGTAGCTTCGTGGCCGCGCTGATGTGCGCGGTCAGCATCGGGTCGCGCGGGTGGACGAGTTCGCCGCTCTTGACCTGTTCGGCCAGGCCCATGCACACCGCGGCGGTGTCGCCCTTGATCTCTTCGATCTCGACGCGGCGCGGTGGCCAGTCACGCCGGCCGGCGCCTGACAGGTCGGCGGCGACCGCGGCCGCGGGGCCGGCGGGGAACCATCCGAGGGCGCGGGGCCGCACCTTGGCGACCATGCCGGGCAGGTCTGCGCGCATCCGCTTCGTGCACCCGAACCCGTCCCACGCTCCGACGATCTCGACGTGCACGCGGCCGTCGACGACGCCGGCGGCCGCGAGCGTGGCGTGGGAGCCGTCGAGCGCGACGTCGACGCACAGCGCGACGTGCCGGCGGTACTCGGGTGCGAGGTCGAGCGGCGTGTCGGTGCCGGCGGCATCCCACAGCGTCGGGTCGATCGCCGGATCGATCAGGTGCACCCGCATGCACATCGCCTCGGTCTTGAACCCGTTCAGCTCCTCACCGCCGGCCGCCTTCGCGCGCATGGCCGCACCGAGGAGCGCGTCAGGGTCGATGCGCCCGCCGAGATCGGGGTTCGCTTGCGCGAGCGCGTGCAGGTCGGTCGGGTCGGATCCGTCGGGGCTTGACCACTCGAAGATCCCGAGCCGCGGATCGCCGGCGCCGGTCTCGATGTACTCCAGTGCTGCGCCGCGTAGCGAGTCGAGCACGACCGATTCGTCGTCACCCTGGTTGGTGATCGCGACCGCTTGCGCGTGCGACACGGCGTTCATTGCGTATGTGCTGGCATCCCAGGCCGTCCAGGTCTGGTGCTCGCGCAGCTCGTCGATGATGAGCCGGTGCACCGTCAGCGACCGGCCGGAGCGCCGGTTGCTCGCTGCGATCTTGTAGCGGGCGCCGTCGATCGTGGTCAACGTCTCTTCCCCGACGGTCTCGCGGATGCTCTTGGGGCCGATCTCCTGCCGTAGCCAGTCGTTGGTGCGCGTCAGCTGGCACACCGCCCGCCAGGACTCTTTGGCGTAGTCGCGGCTCGTGCTCGTGCCCAGGACCAGGGCGACGCGCTCGACGAATAGCCAGTAGCAGGTCAGCAGCCGAGCCCACAGCGTCTTACCGTTCTGCCGGGCGACGAGCACGAGCACGGTGCGGAACCGCGGCCGCCCGTCTGCGAGCAGCTCGCCGGCGTGGATCGCGAGCCACCGTTGCCACGGATCGAGCGGTGTGCCCATGACGTCGGCTGCGAAGTCCGCCAGGTCGAAGCCGTAGCTCGTCGCCGGTGTCAGCTCACGAAGGGGGGGAGTCCACAGGCGCGGGACCGGCGAGCCTTTGATCTCGTCGCGTTCGGAGTTCATCGAGCGGGCTCGGGGCTCGGTCACGCTGACCCCCCTTCAGCGCGGCCGCGCGGGCGCGTGGCGTTAGGAGCATCGATTCGAGTACTTCGAGGAGCAAGGGGCCGTACTCGTCGAGGTCTGCGCCATCGTCGATCGCCTTCGCATAGGTGATCGCCAGCTCGCCGGCGGCCTTGTACTGCGCTTCGCTGTCGCCGATCTTCAGCGCTCGACGCACCGCAGACGCGAGTTTCATGCCACGACCGTATACCTTGTGGCGCATGGTCTGGTGGCGACGTAAGCAGCCGAAGGCGCAGCCGAAGGCGCTCGTGTCGATCGGCGATCCGGCGCTCGCGGAATGGTTCAGCGTCGGGTCGCCCAACTACGCCGGCGTGCCGGTCGGTGAAGGTTCGGCGCTGGGGCTGTCGGCGGTGTGGCGCGCTACGTCGCTGATCGCGCAGACGATCGCCAGCTGCACGGCGCGGACGATGCGCCAGGCCGACGACGGGACCGTGCAGCCCGTCGCGTCGTTCCTCGATGACCCCGCGGGCGCGGTCAGCGATCTGACCGCCTTCGAGTTTTGGGAAACGCTCCTCGCGCATCTTCTGCTGCACGGCAACGCCTACCTGTTGCATCACTACACCGCCGGCGGCGCGATCGCGGCTATGACACCGGTGCACCCGAGCATGTGCGCGGTCGACCGGCCGCACCGCATACCCGAGCAAAGCTCGCTGCCGGCCTACATCCCTGGTGACAAGGTCTTCAGCGTCACGCTCGACGACGGCAGGCAACGCACGCTGACCGGCATCGATCTCACGCACATACCGGCGCTGTCGACGGACGGGCTGCGGGGGCTGTCGCCGATCGCGGTAGCGCGCAACTCGCTGGGCACGGCGATCGCCGGCGACCGCGCGGCCGCGCGCGTGTTCGCCAATGGCGCGTTGCACTCGGGCATGGTCACGCCCGAGGAGGACGTGGAGAAGGAGGAGGCCGAGGAGATCAAGGCCAGTCTCGATCGCAAGGTTGCGGGGTGGGAGCACGCCGGCGAGATCGCGGTGATCAACCGCAAGCTGAAGTTCACGCCGTGGACGATGAGCCTCGAAGACGCGCAGTTCCTCCAGTCGCGACAGTTCTCTGTCGAGGAGGTCGCGCGGTGGTTCGGGCTCCCGAGCTTCGCGCTGAACCTGGAGCAGAAATCGACGAGCTGGGGTAGCGGGATCGAGTCGATGCAACGGGGGCTCGCGCGTCAGGTGCTCGGGCCGTGGGCGACGCGGATCGAGCAACGCCTGTCGCGGCTGGTACCGCGGCCGCGGTTCCTGCGCTTCGACTTCTCCGAGATCGAGCGGGCCGCTCCGGAGCAGGAGACCGCGCAGCTCGCGACCAAGGTGCGTGAGGGGCTGATCACACCCAACGAAGCGCGCAAGGTGCTCGGGCTCCCGCCGATCGCCGGCGGCGACGTCCTACGGGCTACCGCGGTGCCGGCGAGCGTTGCCGCGGCGGTGACGGCGTGAGCGTCGAGCAGCTCCAGGCGCTCGCGGCCAGGGCGCGTGCGTTGGGCCGGCCGCCGGCGCCGCGGCCGCCGGCGCCTCGATTGTCGATCGCCAACGCCGGCGGCGACCGCGCCGAGGTCTACATCTACGGCGTGATCGGGTCGGATTGGTTCGAGGAGGACGTCACCGCGGCCAGCTTCGTAGCCGAGCTGCGCGAGATCTCGGCGCCGGCGATCGACCTGCACATCAACTCGCCGGGCGGGCTCGTGTTCGATGGGATCGCGATCTACTCGGCGTTGGTCAACCATGACGCGACGGTGCACGTGCACGTGGACGGGCTGGCGGCGAGCGCCGCGTCCTTCGTGGCGATGGCCGGCGACTCGGTGTCGATCGAGAAGCCCGCGAAGATGTTCATCCACGACGCGCAGGGCGTCGCGTGGGGCGGGCCCGACGTGATGCGCGAGGCGGCCGAGCTGCTCGACGAGCTGTCAGACACCGTCGCGGGGATCTATGCCGACCGCGCCGGCGGCACCGTCGACTCGTGGCGTGACGCAATGCGCGATGAGACGTGGTACTCGGCTGCGCAGGCCGTCGAGGCCGGTCTCGCTGACAAGGTCGCGAACGACAGCACAGCTGCGCCTGACAACAGGCGCGGCCAGACGATCCGGGCGCGGCATCGCGCTCGTAGCCCGAGGAGGGCGGCATGACCATCGAGGAGATCCTGGAGCAGCTTCGCGCGATCGTGGAGGGCGCGCAGGGCCGTGACCTGACCGCCGAGGAGGTCGAGCGTTACGAGCAGCTTGAGACCGACCTCGCGGCCAAGCGGCGCGATCAGGAGGTACGCGCCCGCCAGGCCGCGTATGACACGCCGGTGCGCAACGACCTGCACGTGCACGTGGCGGCCGGCACCGCGGATCCCGACGAGGATCTGAACCGCGCCTTCGAGAATTACCTGCGCACCGGCAAGCCCAACGCCGACCTGCAAGAGCTGCGGGTCTCGGGCCCGCGGATGGCGCAGGAGACCGGCACCGACAGCGAGGGCGGCTACACCGTGTCGCCGGAGTTCCGACAGAAGCTCGTCGAGGTTCGCCAGGCGTTCGGCGGGCTCGCGGCCGAGGTCGACAGCTTCAGCACCACGACGGGCGCGGATCTGGAGTACCCGTCACTCGATGACACCGCCAACGCCGGTGACATCACCGCCGAAGAGGCCGCCGTCGCTGACGGCGATGACCTCGCGTTCGGCACCGTGGCGCTGGGCGCGTTCAAGTACACGAGCGCGGGCGCCGGCACGAACCTGCCGCTTCGCGTGTCGGTCGAGCTGCTCCAAGACTCGGCGTTCGACATTCAAGCGCTCGTCGCCAGGGCGTTGCAGACACGCATCATGCGCAAGCAGGCGGCCGATTGGGTCAACGGCAACGGCACAACCCTGCCGTTCGGGCTGCTGCACGACGGGCTGACCGCGAACGTGGTGCTCGACACCGAGGCGACGCTCGTGTACCTGAACCTCCTCGAAGCCGAGGCGGCGCTCGACGAGGCGTACGACGGCAATGCGAAGTGGCTGATGAGCCGCAACACGTGGGTCACGCAGATCAAGAACATGCTCGACACCGCCGACCGGCCGCTGATCGACCCGAGCGCGCAGGCCGGCATCGGCGGGCGCCCTCAGCGCACGCTGCTCGGGTACCCCGTCGTGCTCGACGCTGCGTGCAACGCGATCACCGCGGACGGCGTGGCCGGCGGCTTCATGGCGCTTGGCGATCTGCGCGAGGCGTACGCGCTGCGTCGCGTGGCGCCGTTCACGCTGATCGTTGACCCCTACTCGCGGGCGGTCAACGGACAGGTTCAGTACCACGCGTGGGAGCGCGCCGACGGCAACATCCAAAACCGCAAGGCATACGTCACCGTGGAGAACATCACGACCTGATCGGAGGCATCCGTGGCAGCGATCGACACACCCGAGAAGATCAAGGCGTACCGCGAGCGCAAGCAGAAGGCGCTCGCCAAGACCGCGCCTCAGCGCAAGGCCGAGGACAAGCGCAAGGCGCAGATCAACAAGACCGAGGCGAAGTAGCCGCGCGGTGGCGTGGGCGCCGGCGTACGTCACAACCGCCGATCTGAAGAACTACCTGCGGATCGGCGACACCGGCGACGATGCGCAGCTGGCGCTCGCGGTCGAGGCCGCGAGCCGCGCGATCGACCGTGCCACTAACCGCCAGTTCGGCGCGGTCGCGGCCACCGAGGAGCGCCGCTACACCGCGGCGTACGACCGCCGGCGCCGGCGTTGGATCGTCGAGGTAGACGACGTGATGAACGCCACGCTCACCGTGACCGTCGAGGCGGGCGCGATCACCGGCTACGACCTGGAGCCGATCAACGCGGCACAGCGCAGCCGGCCGTGGACACACATCGCGGTGGCCACCGACTCGGCGGCCAACCCGACCGACACCGAGCACGGCGTGACGATCGATGCGGTGTGGGGCTGGACGGCTGTTCCCGAGGCGATCAAGCAGGCGTGTCTGTTGCAGGCGTCGCGGTTCCACGCGCGTCGCACGAGCCCGTTCGGGGTGGCGGGCTCTCCCGAGCTCGGTTCCGAGCTCCGGCTGCTCGCGCGCCTCGACGCCGACGTTGCCGTGACCGTCGGCCCCTACACCCGCTGGTGGGCCGCTGTCTGATGGATCTCGCGGCGGTGATGGACCAAGTGGCGGCGCAGCTCGACACCATCGCCGGGCTGCGCGTGTTCGCCTACCCGCCGGATTCGGTGACACCGCCGGCGGCGGTGGTCAGCTACCCCGACGAGGGGATATTCGACGAGACCTACGGCCGCGGGATGGACCGGCTATTGGTGCCCGTCGTGCTCGTGATCGGGCGCGTGTCAGACCGCGCGAGCCGCACAGAGCTTGCCGCCTACTGCAACGGCTCGGGCGCGCTGTCGATCAAGGCGGTGGTCGAGGCCGGCGCCGCCTACACCGCGTTCGACACGGTGCGGGTGGTCAGCTTCGAGGTAGAGGCCATCACGATTAACGGCGCCGATCACATCGCTGCAACGTTCGATCTCGATATCGCCGGGCAAGGAGCCTGACCATGGCATTCGTTCACGGTAAGGACACGTTCGTCAGCCTCGACGGTGACAACCTGTCGACCTTCACCAAGCAGAGCAGCCTGACCGACGAGGCCGACGCTCACGACGTCACCGCCTACGGGCAGGATGCGCACGTGTTCTCCGGCGGGCTGCGCAACGGGACCGCCGGTATGGAGGGCACGTACGACAACACGGCGACCACCGGGCCGCGCGGTGTGATCGCGCCGCTGATCGGCACTGTGGTTACGTTCATCCGTCAGCCCGAGGGCGCCGGTTCGGGGCTCCCCCAAGACGAGGTCAGCGTGCTCGTGCAGAGCTACGTGGAGACCAATCCCGTCGCCGACATGGTCAGCTGGAGCGTGCAGTTGCAGCTGTCGGGGACGATCGACCGGACGGCGCAGAGCGCATGACCGATCTCAAAGCGCGGCTCATCAAGCCGCGGCTCAAAGAGGACACGGTGGCGGTGCCGGGCATCGGCGATGTGCGGGTGCGCGGGCTGTCGCGTTGGGAAGTACTCCACGACGTGCAGAAGGCCAAGGGCACCGCGGCGACCGAGCGCCGGATACTCACGCTGGGCATGGTCGATCCGGAGATGACCGAGGACGACGTGACTGCGTGGCAGAAGGCGGCCGACGCCGGCGAGTTCGATGACGTCGTTACCAGGATCAGTGAGCTGTCAGGCATCACCGAGCCCGGCGCCGATTCGGAGGCGGCCGCGGCCGCGGCCGCGAAAGAGGCGATGCTTTCCTTTCGAGACGAGCCCTGATCTGGAGTTCGAGTTCGGGCTCGCCGAGCGCCTCGGGATGCCGGTCGAGGAGCTGCGTTGGCGGATGAGTAACGAGGAGTTCCTACGCTGGCAGATGTTGTATGCGCGCCGCGCGCAACGCGAGGAGCTGGAGAGGCTGAAGCGTGGCTGAAGCGATCCGCGTCGAGGGGCTCGCCGAGTTCTCACGCAACCTCAAGCGGCTCGATGCTGAGCTGCCGAAGGCGCTGCGGATCGCGCTCAACGATGCGGCTGACGTCGTGGTGGGTCACGCGCGGCCGCGGATCCCGCGCCGGCGGGGGCGGGCGAGGGCTTCGCTGAGGGTCGCCTCGACGCGCACACGTGTGCGCGTGCGGGCCGGAGGCAAGCGGGCGCCGCATTACCCGTGGCTGGACTTCGGCGGCCGTGTGGGGCGCAACAGGAGCGTCAAGCGGCCGTTCCTGCGCGAAGGCCGCTACCTGTACAAGAGCTACTTCGATAAGCGCGCGGACATCGGCGCTGTGCTCGAGCGTGCCCTGTTGCGCGTCGCGGCCGAGGCTGGGATCGAGGTCGACTAGTGACGACACGCGGCAAGAATGAGGTAACGCTGACGTTCGCCGGCGACAGCGGCCAGCTGGAGAAGACGTTCGGGCGTGTCGGTGCGGCCGCCAAGGGCATGCAAACCGACGTCGCTCGCACGTCGAGGTCTGTCGGTAAGGACGCGGCGGGCAGCTTCGACCGGGCGGCCGAGTCGGCCGACAACTTCGACACCAAGAGCATGGGCGCGGCTAACGCGATCAACGGGCTGCTCGATGTGTCACGCGCGTGGAAAGACGAGAGCCTCGGTATGGGCGAGCGCGCCGCTCTGCTCGCAATGGGCTTCTCAGACATCGGCTCGGGTCTGTACAACACGCTGATACCGGCGTTGGCCAAGCTGCCCGGCGTGCAAGCCCTGGCCGCGGCCGGGCAGAAGGCGCTGAACTTTGTGATGAGCATGAACCCGATCGGGCTCGTGGTCGCTGCGGTCGGGCTGCTCATCGGCGCGTTCATCCTGGCCTACAAAAAGTCGGAGACGTTCCGCAACATCGTGACGACGGTGTTTTCTGCGGTGGCCGATCAGATCGCGGTGTTCCTGCGTGGCGTCGCCGCGGTGGTGGGCATCTTCCGCAAGGATTGGGGCGAGTCGATCAGCAACGCCGCGGCGACGGTCGACGGCTTCGGGGAGCAGGCCGAGGACGCGGGCGACAAGACCGGCCGATCGTTCAATGACGCGGCGCAACGCACACGAGAGTTCAAGCGCACGCTCGACCGGCTGGCCGAGGCTACCGACCAGTTCCACGATGAGGCGCGAGATCTCGATTCGGTGATCCTCGACCTGGAGGACTCGCTGCGGGCTGCGTCGAAGGCCGCGAAGGACAACGGCCGCGAGACCGACCGCTCGACGGAGAAGGGCCGCGCGAACCGGCGCGCGTTGATCGATCTCGACGCGGCGCACGATGACGTGATAAGGGCGATGCGCGACAACGGCGCCACACAGAAGGACCTGCAACGCCGCACCGCCGACACGCGCGAGGAGTTCATCAAGGTTGCCGAGAAGATGGGGTTCACCCGCGAGCAGGCGCGTAAGCTCGCCGACCGCTACGGGCTGATCCCGCGCAACGTCAAGACGAACGTGTCAGCGCCGGGGTTGCAGTCGGTGTCGCAACGCGTGGCCCGGCTCGACAATGCGCTCGCGGGTCTGCCGGCGAGCGTGCGCATGGAGTTCAAGGGCGTAGGCGACGGGCCGGGGCGGGTGGGCGCCGGCAAGGCCGTTGCGCGTATGCGTGCGCTGGCCGCGGGGCTGCCGGTGTACCTCACCAACGCGTACCGCTCACCGAGCCACAACGCACGTGTGGGCGGGTCACCGACGAGCTACCACATGGACGCCGTGGACCCCGCGGGTGATTGGGGCGGGCCGACGTGGGCGCTCATGGCTCTGCTCGCGCGCGCCCGGGCGGCCGGCGGCTGGCGGGAGCTGCTCGGGCCCGGCGACGCCGGCCACGGCGATCACGTGCACGCCGCGAAGAGCGGCGGCAACCGTTCGGGCTGGACACTGGTAGGCGAGGAGGGTCCGGAGCTGGCCAGGCTGCCCGTCGGGTCGCGCGTGGTCCCGCACGCGGCGACGCGCGCGATGCTCAGCGACTCGCGGCCGTTCGTGGTCAACATCCACGTGGCCGGGCGGCGGCTCGCACAGGTGCTCGTCGACCCGCTGCGTCGCGAGGTCCAGGCGCTGGGCGGTGTCGAGGCCGCGTTCGGGCCGGTCTGACATGGTGGCCACCGATGCGCACGTGGAATGGTTCCTAGCCGGCGAGTGGGTCGACGTCACCGACGAGTACGGCGTGCTCGTGCGCGACAGCATCAGCGCCGAGCGCGGTCAGCGCAATTGGGGGCCGCAGGTCGACCACTCGCGCGCGTCGTTCAGTGTCCGCAACGACGGCGGCGCGCTGTCGGCCACCAATCCGCTGTCGCCCTACTTCGGTGACCTCGGGCTGAACACGCTCGCACGTGTGCGGGTGGGCGACAGCTGGCGCATGCACGGCGAGCTGTCGAGCCTGCCCAACCGGGCCGACCAGTCGGCTAGCAACCGTTGGGTGCCCGTCGAGGCGACCGGCATCCTCAAGCGGCTGCGCCAGGGCCCCGGCGTGGTCACGTCCGTGCTGGCCAGATGGATCCAGGCGCAACGCGAGGTAGTGCAGTACTGGCCTTGCGAGGAGCTGGCCGGGTCGAGGCGGTTCGCGTCGGCAGTAGGGGGACCGCCGCTGACGATCGCGCTCGCCGAGCCGAACCCGGCGAGCAACGATGACTTTCCGGGCTCCAAGCCGATACCGACGCTGAACCTCGACCAGTGGCGCGGCAACCTCGGTGCCTACACCGCGTCGACCGTGGGGTTCCACGCGATCCGGTGGCTGATGACGATCGACGCCGGCGGCTCGGTCAACGGGCAGACCATCATGCAGGTCGAGCTGAACCGCTCGACGTGGCGCGTGCGGTATGAGACCGGCGGCACACTGCGCCTCGAAGTGCTCGACGGCAACGGGTCGACCATCGACAATGAGACCGGGCTATTCGCCGGCGGGCTCGACGGCGAACCGGTGCTCATGTCGCTAGAGCCCGACGTGACCGGCGGCGCGTGGGAGTTCCACGCGATGCGCCTGTCAGACCTCACCGGCGACGGCGAATCCGGCACCGCTTCCGCGGCCGCCGGCCGGCGGGTCACGCGGGTCACCGTGTCACCTGACGGCGGGCTCGATGACATCGCCATCGGCCATATCCACGTGATGAAGCACGAGGGCACCGCCGGGCATCTTGGCGCCGGCGGGCCGGCCGCGGTGTACGCGGCTCTACTGCGCGCGTGGGAGGGCGAGCCGGCGCAGGACCGTATCCGGCGGCTGTGCAGCGAGCACGGTATCGATCTGACGCTCGAAGGCCGCCTTGTCGACGAGCTGAGCCGCACCGAGGTCGACGGGTGGGGCACCGCCGACGGCGGCGGGTGGACATGGGAGAACGAAGGCGGAGCCGACTCCGATTACTCGGTGTCTGGCGGTGTGGGGCTCGTCGAGGATGACGAGGCCGGCGGCGCGACGAGGCGCGTGCTGATCCCCGAAGCGTTCGTGTCGGCCAACATCGGCGCCGATCTCGAAGCGCTGTGGTCCGTGTCGATCCCCGAAGTCAGCACCGGCAACGCGGCGCAGGCGTCGATGATCGTCCGCGAGGACGGCGCCAACACCAACATGTACATCTTCCGGATCATCTTCGGGCTGAGCGCGAACGTTCAGGTGCGCATCAGCATCCGAGACGTCGACCTCAACGGCGGTGTCGAGACGACGCTGATCGACGCGCCGGGCTCGCAAGCCGAGTACGCCGGCGACACGGTGATACACGTGCGCAACCGCATCGTGGGCGACCGGCTGATGATGCGCTGTTGGGCCGACGGCGACGCCGAGCCCGGCGACTGGCAAGCCGAAGTGACCGATGCCACGCACGCCGACGCCGGCCGGATCGGGCTGCGCTCCTCGATCGACACAGGGTGGACCGGCACGACCCCGCTGGAGTTCACCTGGCACCGCTTCGAGGTCGCGACCTTCGAGCCTTCGGCGCCGCTGGGGCCGCAACCCAACGCCACGCTGCCGGCGCTGATCGAGGAGTCGGCCGCTTCGGACGGCGGGATCCTGTACGAACCCGCCGACGTCTTCGGGCTCGGCTACCGCACGCTGGCGAACCTGACGAACCAGTCGCCGGCGTTGCTCCTCGACTTCGACGCCGGCGAGCTGGCCGCGCAGCCCGAGCCCACGCTCGACGATCAGAACGTGCGCAACGATGTGACGGTGACCAACGCCGGCGGCGGGACCGCGCGCGCGCAGCTGGAGACCGGGCGCCTGTCGGTCGCCGAGCCGCCCGCCGGCGTGGGCCGCTACGAGTACCCCGTTGACGTCAATGTCTACGATCAGGCGCAGGCCGATCAGCGCGCGGGGTGGGAGCTGGCGCTCGGCACGTCGGGGCTGGAGCGCTTCCCCCTGGTGACCCTGCAGCTCGACTCGCCGGCGTTCACGAGCGATCCGGCGTTGACCGCGGCCGCGCTCGGGCTGCGCATGGGCGACCGGATCGTGATCGCGAACCTGCCGGATCACCCTGACGACGTGTCGCTTCTGGTGATCGGCATCAGCCCGGAGGAGATCGGCGCGCACGACCATCAGCTCGTGCTGAACTGCGTGCCCGAGCTGCCCTATCAGGTCGGCATTTACACCCGCACCGACGACTACGACCGCTACGACACCGCCGGGTGCGAGCTGGCCGAGGCGCTCGACACCACAGAGACCGGCGTTGACGTCACGACCACGAGCGGGCCGCGTTGGGTCGACACCACGAACTACCCCGACGAGTTCCCGTTCGATGTGATCGCCGGGGGCGAGCGCATGACCTGCACGGCGATCACGGGCACGACCGCCAGCCAGACGATGACCGTCACGCGCTCTGTCAACGGCGTGGTCAAGACGCACGCCGCCGGCGCCGATGTGCGCCTGGCCGACCCCGCGTACTACGCGCTCTCGTGAAGGGACACACCCATGACTGACATCCTGGCGGGCAAGCGGCTGCTCGCGGCCGACTTCATCGCGGCGCAGGTCGGCTACGACGGGCCGCAGATCAACGCGGGCACGGCGGGTTCGTTCTTCTCGGGCACACCGGGCGTCATCGTCGAGTTCGTCGCACCGACGAGCGGGCGGGTGCTGATCGGCACGTCTTGCTTCGTGGACAACGGCGCCGCGACGAGCGCGGTCACGCTCGTGTCGGCCTACCGGCTGGGCACCACATCAGGAGACGACGACGTCCAGGCCGAGGACGAGTTCGAGCGCGCCGCCCGCTACCCCGTCATGACGGGCAATCCCGAGCCCGGCGGCGGCGGTATCGCGTGGGGCCGACCGTCCGGGCTGACGCCGGGCACCACGTACTTCGCTGAGTGGCGCGGTCAGCAGAAGGCGGCCGCCGGCGGGCTGCTCGTGGTGCGCGGCCGCAAGATCATCGTGCTCGGCGCGCAGTAGTGCGACACTGGACACGCGCAAGGGCGCCCTTCGTGCGGGGGCGCCCGCCGGCGGCGAGGTCAGCGGGGTGACACCCGCCGTTCCTCCGGCTGACCCCCGCCGGCCGCATCCCGCCCATAACAATCATTCTGTCAAGTGGCAGAGATACATATTCCGAGCGTGAAACTACGCCGATGTTTCACGTGAAACATTGCGCGACGCGCTCGGCGCACGTCTTGAAGTGCGGCATCCAACGCGGGAGATTGTCGAAGCGGCCGAGCGCGCGATCCGCCTTCGTGAGCACATGCGCGAGCTGCGGGCCGACACCGAACAGCGTCGGCCGCCGGATCAGCACGACGTTGCCCTCTCCGTTCTGCCCGCGATCGAGCGGCATGCTGTGCTCACCGTTCGATGCTTCGGTGCCCACGAAGAAGATGTCTGCGTAGCACGCCGGGCAGATCACGGCCAGGTGCGCCGCTTGCGCGCGTGGAGCCCGCGAGCCCACGACGGCGACGGCTCGCGAGCGCGCACGAGCACGCCGCGCGCCTGATCGCGGCCGCGTTGCTCGGCGTACCGGATCTCGCGTGCCTGCATCCGTCCCTTGATCCGCACGCCGACCACGAGGCCGAGCGACAGCGCGCCGGCGACGTGCACCCGATCCGCGGCCGCGGCCACGATCACGACTACGGGCAGCACCCATGCGGCAAGCTCGACGAGACCTCGACGGCGGTACTCATCCATCGAGATCGTCTGCCCACTCGCCGGTTATCTCCGTGTCGTCGGGCTGCGGCGGCTCGGCTAGGTGCGCGCGCAGCACGCGGCGCGTGTCGTTCAGCTCTGCGCGCAGCCATCCGAACCGATACGGCCAGTTGGGCACATCGGGCTCGTCGGCACTCACCGGCGCGCTGCGATCGTCGACCCTGGCCGCGGCGACGTCGAGGTTGCGTAGCACCCGCTCCAGGTCTGCCCGCGCCATCAGTAGCGACCTCGCGGCTCGTCGAGCGCGCCGAGCGCGCCGGCCGCGCGCCAGACGATCAGCGCGAGCGCGACCGTGCACGCGACCAGAACCGTTGTCTTCCCGCTCATCGAAACCTCCTGGTGTCGTGGTGCGCGGCCGAGGTACTTCCGCGGCGCGCGAGCATGCTATAGCTTACTCTGTGAGCATGCTAACAGGCGCGTCGCGAGGAGCACAGTTGCCGAAACCACGTGGCAAGGAAGATGATCCAGAGTTCAGACGGGAGCGCGCGCGGCGGGCGGCCGTCGCGAGCCACTCGACGGATGCGGTACTGCGTCGCTTCGTGCGCCGCATCCCTGAGCTGACACCGGAGCAGATCGACACGGTACGGCGGGCGCTGTCCCGTCCGAGCGAGATCGGAGCTGACGCTGACGAGTGAGCCCACGAACAGCACGCGTGGGCGAGGAGCTGGGAGGGACTCTTACGCCGATGCCGGCATGGCGCAACGCTCGGCGACGGCGCGCGCGATCGCGGCCGGCGTGACGGGCCGACAGTTGCGGGTGCTGCTGGCGGTGTTCGCGTTCACCACGACCTACTCGCGGCTGAGTGACCACGTGTCGCTCGATCAGCTCGGCAAGGTCGCGGGGTTCACGATCGACGATGCGGGCCGGCTCACTCCATCGTCGCGCCGGCACTTGCGGCGCGAGCTTGTCGACCTCGCGGAGATCGATTGCGTGACCTACGAACCGGGGGGATCTGACGGCCGCGGCCACGCGAGCAAGATCGGCGTTCCCGTCGGCTTCGAGCAGCTCGAAATCGAGTATCCACAGGCCCTATCAGAAGGGGGGCCCAGGAGGGCCCCCCATGAACAGGAAGGGGGGCCCAGGGCGGGTCAGAAGGGGGGCCCAGGAGAGGTCAGAAGGGGGGCCCAGGAGAGCCCCCCACCCGAGAAGTATTCCGAGGAGGTATCCGAGAACGCGCGCGAGCCCGCCGACCCTGAAGGGTCGACAGGCGACGGCTCGCGCGTTGCCGAGGAGGCCATCGCGGATATCCGCCGGCGCCTGCCGAGACGCGGTCGCCGGATCACGACGCACGATCTGGAGCACACAGGATGAACGCACGCACGAACGATCAGACCGGGCGCATCGACCCCCCCGACGGGGGGCCGACGCCTGGTGACGATGACGGCGGCAACGGCGGGAGCAAGGAGCGTCGGCTAGAGCGCGCGCTGCGGCGCGTGGTGGCCGACATGACCGATGTGCGCCGCCAGCGCGACGACGCGCGCGGGCAAGTGGGCCGAGCAGTGGGCGAGCGCGACAAGGCGCGTCACGAGCGTGACGAGGCGGTGGCCGATCTCAATGCGGCCGCGCGGATGGTCAGCGACGCATCGTCGATGATCCGCGAGCTGCTCGCGCTACCCACGAAGGACCGTTGGCAAGGCTCGTGGATCGCCGAGGCGGTGCTGAGCCTCACACCGCCGCTGCGTGACGTCGCCGACCTCCTCGACGGCCGCGGCCGCGACGCGGGGGCCGAGGGCGAC